CAAAAAATGTGGCGGCATTTATCTGGCCTACAGTTTCCGACATTTACATCTCAGCACCCGCCGTAATCTGATCCAGATCGTATTCGGAGAGGTTGTCTCCGTTGTTGTCGAGCCAGCGGTCTGTCCATATGCGGACAGCTTCTGGTCCACGATCTGCAACACGCGACGGCGGTGCGGGTACGAAACCCGGTAGATGGGTTACCTCACCAACAGCACGCACATGGTTTCGCACCTGGCTGTTAGTGACTTTGGATCGGCGCTGACGGGTGTGCGTCTTGTCCAGATCAAGCGCCTTACGAATAGCTTCTTTCGTTTCGTCGCTGCCCTTGAGTATCAGCTGGGCAATCATATCTGGCGTCACACTAGCCGCTTCTTCTTTTGCGGGTGTAGTCGATGAGGCCGCTTCTGCAATCTCGTCTGACAGGGTATGCTCTTGCATACGTTTTGCCATTGTATTCTCTCGTTTTGTTATAGAGGGCGGTGGGGCCGTAGAAAGCTGTTTATTCAACAACATTTCGAAGGAGGCATTGCGACAGGCAACTCCCTACGCACCCCACCACCATCATGGTCTATTAGTTAGACTCGTTCGTGACAAACGGGCGGCTCACCGTCACTTCAGCCAAACCGGACGAGGGCGTGTCAAGCGCCGACGTGGTTTCCATGAAGTGAATGGCATCGCCTGCTACAACGGCATCGTCAATGCTACCTGCCGTAGAGGTCAGGTAACAAAGAGCGTCAGCCGCCAAGCCAGCCAAGCCCTTAACTACGCCACGACCGCTGATCTGATACCAGCCATACTGGTTGGCAACATTAGCGCTCATGGAAATAGCAATGGGGCCAACCGCATTGCTTGAAGCAAGCGTCGTGGCAAAACCATCTGCATCGTACGTCACAACAGAGCCAACGGCGGTGGAAGCAACGCCCTTGAGGTAGATGAACTCGCCAACGCCGTAGGCCGTGCTAGCCACGTCTTCAGCGGTAACGATCGTACCCAATGCGTGCTGCTGCTCGCTGCTCGTCTCATCAATCGCCTGGCCACCAATAAAGCCGGGCTGAGTCTTCTTGAAATCAGACATTATTCAACCCTCCCTTAAGCAGTGACGTTGTAAATGACGCCTTGACGACGACGATTGTTCGTGGTGACCTGAAGACCGACTACGATAAACGCAACCTTTGCCATCTGGTTTGACGGCTCTTTGAAGGGCGTCTTGGCAAAGTTCATACCCGACTGCATATGCATCTTTAGGTAGTTGGTGTTCAAGAAATAAATGCGACCCGATCCGCAGTCACGGTCATACTGGACCGGAATGCCACGGAACGAAGGCAGACGACCGTCAACACCCGGAGCGTCATTGGCGCTCAAGCGCTGGTAGCCCGTGCCTTCAAAGATCTCTTCAAACGAAGCATAGATGCTGTTCGTCGTGAAGATGTTCGTAGGCTGCTCATTCCCTTCGGAAACGTCATTCCACGTTGAGGCCATGCGGAGCATACCCTGGTAGAAGTTCGTACCCGTGATGGTCTTGAACGACGTGTCAGCCGTAGCGTCGTTGGACTTGTTCTGCCACCAGCTATTGCCGCTAACAGTGATACCGCCCAACGTGGTCGGAGTGGAGCTAGGATCATCAGCAATGATGTCCTGAAAACCCAAGGGCGCTTTGCCCGTCTGGGCGCTGTAGATCGAAGAGTTGATCTGGTCGCGCAAGGTCAGCATGGACTGACGGGTCTTGGCTTCCAACAGCTTCATGGCCGAATCGCTCTTGCGATTTTCCATCTCTTCGGTGTAGTTGATCGTGATAGGCACTGCTGCATAACGGAACGGATAAAAAGCCGCCGTGATGCCGTCTACGGCGTCCGTGTTAAGGACATCGTATCCGCTAAAGTACTGGGCGCTGTTGCCCCCATACATCAAATCGACCTGGATCTCTTTGCCGCCATTTTCGGTGACGAGCGCACCGCCGCTTCTGAACATTTCCAACGTGGGGTAAGCGTCGAAGAAGTTGTCGGTCAACTCCTTGCGCTTGGCCCGCATCGTTAGCGTCCATGCGGCGTCCCAGGTTTCGGTCGTGCTGGTCGCTGCCATGGTAAATTATCCTCTATTCAAATCCTAGGTTGGCTAAACCCGACAACACCTCGTTGTCAGATATAGGGCCAGCGTTTTCGCTTGCATCAACCTCTGACGTAGACCGCACAGCACGCTTGCTTGACCTACGCGCTTGCGTATCGCTCTGACGCAGCTGGGCTGCTTTCTGAGCGGTAATGCCGGCGTGTAGCTCGTAGGCTTCCTTGACCGTGTATGGCTGACCGGTGTTGGGATTATTCATCTTCACCGTAGCCACGATCTGGTCGGTGTATCTGTCCAGATCATTGCCGTATTCCGACCGTGCCTCCTGTACCTGCGTCCCGATGTGAGCGGTCTGCTGGCTTTGGACGTACTGGTTGGCAAACGACAACTGTTGCTGCAACTGAGCAACTTGGCCTTGAAGCGCTTGCATCTGCTCGCCAACCCTGTGCTGAATGATCTGCTCGACGGCATCAATGCCACGGGCATCCTCTTCAGACAGGTTTTGCCGCATCTGCTGGATCGGATCAATCTGCTGTTGCTGCGGCACAGCTATCTGCTGTAGGCGATTGGCCCACTCGTTTTGCTGTGCTTGCAACTCGCGGCGCTGCTCGGCAAGGTCTTGCTGCGTGCGCGTGAACTGCGCTTGGAGGTTCTTAGCTAATGGCACTAAGCCCTTGTATTGTTCCGGCACACCACTGACATCGCCTCTCAGCCAGTCATGGCGTTCCGGGTCAAAATCCGACGTTTCGCTGTCAGAGTGTCCAGTGCTATCCGACCGTGCCGGCGTGGAAGTGTCATCTGAGAACAGTTCGACCGTACTGGCCGACCGATCCGACGATGAGTCCACATCGGGTGACGTGTCTTCTGCGCTGGAGTCCAGATCCAGGATCGCTTCGGACATACCTACTTATTCTCCTCGTTGTAAGCCTTCTCCGCAGCAGCGACGGCCTCTTCGGGCGTGTTCCCAAAGAAAGCGGGGTCGGTATTGCTCGGAGCTGGGTTGGTGACATCGGAGCTTATGTGCGAACGAGAACCGCCAACGCTGTCGGCGCTCTCGGTCACGTTGTATTTCTTCAACAATTCTTGTTTGTGGCTGTACGACTCCACAACTTGTCCAAATCCAGCGTGGAACTTGCCGTACATGCCTGAGTGCGAATTATGGATAAAATTGCTCGTCACAAAGATCATCCGTGCTGTGCCATCGCATTCCGAACACGGCAATATGCGCTGTATTTGGGCGTGGGTGGCCGTAGGTACATCTACCTGCCGGTGTCCACACTTTTCGCACTCGTAATCGTGAAAAACCATCGCTTATCCTTGTCCTGGCGCACGCTGAAGCTCTTGGCTGATCTCTTGCGCTTGGCTACGCACCAATGAGACAATGTTGCCCTCGCTCATGCTGCGATCCGAACCCCCTCCGCCGCCCGATGGGGCCGCTGGAGCCACGCCTTGGGCCATCTGCTGTAGGTATTGCTGGTGTTGGCCGACGTGGGCCTGTACGACCTGCAAGACCTGCTGCTGTTGGGCCGGCAGTAGCTGCTGAAACTGCGGCAACTGCTGTATCTGGCTGTGGAGTTGGATGTGCAGTTGGTGATTTTCCATCGGCGTAACGCCCGGATCACCACCGTTGACCAAGTAGGCCACATTTTCCAAGTTGGCGGCTTTGACGGTGTCGGCGTCTTCTCGGTTGCCCAAGTACTTGTCGATGTCTTGGACGCGAAAGGCCGACAGCAAGCCCTTGATCGCTTCGATGCGGTTGATCTCTGGTAGATTGATCGTCATGTTGAACAGTTGCAGTGCATCTTGGCGCTCTAACTGCTCGGTCAGCGGCTGCATGGAGCCGGCTTCGATGTCGATCTTGTAGCGCACGCGCAGCAGGTCGGCTGATACGGCCTCGTAGACCGGATCTTCTGTGTCACGCGCTACGTTGACGAGGAAGTTTTCGGGCGTGTACCGCGCATCGGCCATCATGCGTAGCGTGTTACGCACAATCGCCCTGTAGGCATCGGCTACGCGCAGCTGCATCCACTCGCGGTTGATCTGAGAAAACGATGCTTGTAGGCTGGCCTGTGTAGCTGTGACCTTGGGACCGCCGCCCATAGCCAACTGGCTGAAGTTGAGGCTTTGCTCTTCGTAGCTACGCGCATCGGACTCAATCCCTAACTGATCGGGTGGCGGGTTGCCGAAGTTCATTTCCCGCATGGACGTGTTGGGATCTTCTACCCAGATGATCTCACCATCGCGTCCCGACTCTAGCGTATCGCCAATGTCTTGGTTGGCTTCGCGCTCTCTGCGTGATGCCAGCACGATGCGCTGAAAGCGCTTGAGCAGGTCTGCACGGCGCGACACCGACTCAACGATCAAGCTCTGCGTATCTTCGACGTAGGCCATGGGCGGCTCGCCGTAGAAGCTGCGCTCCGTCTGATCAAACTTGAGGGCGTGATACGGAAAACCACCGTCCACCAGATAGCCGCCGGCAGGTCTAAACTCACCCGTCATCATAGGCTCGCCCGTAAAGGGGTCTGGGGCCGTCACAGGCTCCATAGCGAGCATGGGGTGGTCTACCTCTTCAATCGGCTCTGTGACGCCCTCAGCGAAGGTTATGCGCTTCTTGTGTAAGCGGTCATGCACCTCGTACAAGCAGACCATCTGTCCGCGCACCTTGGCTGAGGTGACGGCGTCGTGCTCGTCTGAGTATTCGGCGTCTTGCGATTCGTAGAGGAACGTGTCTTGCTTTTCGTCTTCGGCCATCGGTTGGATCTGACGGCGGTTGACAAAACGCGAGTCCTCGCGCACAAACTCCAACGGCACGACCATCTTCTCGATGAGGTATCGCGCAGACGACAGCTTGTGCGGTGGCGTCAATGGGTCGAGGTAGATATTGAACGGCGACACACGATGCACATACGGAAAGTCGTTCTCCGCCTCGTCGTTGATCGTGTAGGGCGCGACAATATCGTTATCGCCGGGTGGGTTGTAGCCGAACTTGAGCCAGCCCACACTGCAAAAGAGCGCATCGAAGATGGCCTGTTGCACTTCGCGCTTGGCATCCATCTGCTCTAGCGCTGCGTTGGCTACGCGCTCCAGTATATCCGCAGCAAACTCACGCCCAGGCTCTTCAACTTTGAAGAATACATGGGGGTAATTAAACGAGACGCTGGCAATAATCTGACGGGCCAACGGATACATGCGCGAGATCTTGACGATCTTGTCATCGTCCAGACCCGGCACGTCAAAATCAAGCTCATACGTCTTGAGTAGCCGTCGCCACGTCTTATGGCGCTGCCGCATATACTTGCGGCTATTCTCTATAGCGCCCTGCCAGAATTCTATCTCACGCTGCTTCAAACTACTTGCCCTTGCCGCCCTTTTTCATGTTGTCTGAGCCAGCCGCCTTCTGCTTTACTACGCTGCCCTTGACGGACTTGTTCGGCTTGGTCGTCATCGGCGTTCCGTTAAAACCCTTCATCTTCCCTACTCCTAAGTTTGGGCCGGTGCGAAAGAGTGCTCCGACCGCTGTGTTAGGCTGTGGCGTAGCGCCCATTGCGCCTACCATAGCCCATTTCCAACATATCCAACGCCTCTTGCCCTGTGCCTTCGTATGGCTCTTCTACTTCCGGCTTGTGCGGCTTGTAGACGTGCATCATGGCGTAGCGCAGTTCGTCAGCGGCATGATCTTCTGCCGTGGTGTCCAGATCCTCTGGATTCTTGCTGCTGCGCGGCAGGGCCGGCATCGTGCGACAGAGCGCATCGTTCCAGCCGTTAAACAGATAAATGCGCTCTTTGATCAGCGCATCGTTGACCACACGCCATCCCGTGATGCGGTCATTATTGGCTCTGGTCAGGAAGATGCCATGCTCGGCAAACACATCAGCTGGCGAGTGGTTGATCACCTCGCTCAAGCGCCTCCTGACAAACATGGACGGGTCGCAGTAGGTTGCCTGTGGATACCGACCGCCCGTAAACGGACAGCTTTCGATCATCTCCACAATGTTGGCTGCGTGCTGCGAGGCCGTGGCGTTGGCCCGGTAGTATTCGCAAATGCGATACACGTTGCCGTCGTAATCAACGGTGTAGAGGCCAAAGCTCGTTGGAGCAGCCTCACCGTAGTCCATCGCGCCAAAAAGTGGCCAATGCGTGGGTATTTCAAAACTGTTGACGAGTATGCGCGGCTCGCTCCAGTTGGTGAAATATTGGCCGACGAAGGAGTCCCAATCGCCTTCCAACCACGCTTT